GCATGCCGTCAGTATTCGAGACGCCATGCACGATGAGCCGCTTGTTGTAGGTGGCGAGGCTGCCGCCGTCGTAGCGCACCCACATCTCGACGGACCACTGGTTTGAAGACTGAGCGAAGGCGGCGGAACTGGTAACGTAGTCGCTCGTGCCGTTGAGTAGCAGGTCATAGGGGTTTCCCGACTGGCCGTTGCCCTCCCAGCCGTCCGTCCCGGCAGAGAAGCCGTTGGTGACAGCTCCGGTCTTGCCGTTGACCGATGCGTCGGCCCACGTCGCCAGAGAGCCGGAGCCGGGGTCGGTGCCGTTGTTCGCCAGAGAGGCGAGCCATTCGAGGATAAGGTTCGTGGGATAGGGGCCGAACGCCGAACCGGTTGCGCCGGTGCCTCCGCTGGTGCCAGTCGCTCCTATGCTGCCGGTAGAGCCGGTGGCTCCGGTAGTCCCCGTGCTGCCACTAGCGCCAGTGCTGCCCGTAGCGCCGGTCGCCCCCGTGCCACCCGTACCGCCCGTCGCGCCGGTGCTCCCTGACGCGCCCACAGGCCCCGTGGCGCCGCTTGAGCCCACACCAGACGCACCAGACGCACCTGTGGCCCCGGGGCTGCCAGAGGCGCCCGTAGGACCCGGCGCTCCCGACGGACCAGTAGCGCCGACCGCGCCGCCGATGATGGCGCTGGCCGGGATGCTGTCGTCGTCGATGACGTGGGCAGAGTTCCAGTCGCGCGCCGGCTGCACCTGGTCGGGGTCGCTGCCGTCCGCACCCTCGTAGTGGAACGCGTGCCAGATGCCGGGCGTGGTCATGTCGTCAGAACGAGATGATCAGGTCGCCGGACGGGATGCGCAGGGCGTTTCCGCTGGCCACCGCGACGGGCGTGTCGAGGACGTAGTACCACTGGCGGTGGTCTGTGGCGGTCACGTCGTCGTAGGCCGAGATCGCCACGATGTCGTCGGGCCACGTGTCGGTGGCCGCGGCGAACACGATGTCCGAGCTGTTCTTCCAGTCGCCCGAGACGAGCGCGAAGGCACTCGACGGCGTCACCATGCAGCGCACATAGCCGTCGCCGGTGCACTCGGTGCCCTGCGTTGAGTCGGTCGGCGATGAAGTCATGGCGGCGAGGTAGATGGGCGTCGCCGGGTCATAGGACGCTGCGTTGGCGGCAGCCTCGAGAAGATCGGCGAGGATTGCTGGGTCCAAAGGCATTGAAACCTCCTATTGTCCCCAGCCGTAGAGCAGGGGGTTGTATGTGATGCTGACGGTGTACTCGCTGCCCCCTGGGTCGGTGACGACGAGCAGGTTGGCCATGTCGAGCGGCGCGGTGATGCCGTTGCCGATGACATAGGACAGGTGCGTGTTGGCGTTGTATGAAAATACAAGCGCAGAGACGGTGGGTAGCTTCCACGCGCTCACGCACGATACGTCGACCGGCACGATGATGAGACCCATGCACCAGGCGTGTCCCGAGACGAGGAACAGCGACAAGTTCAGGCCGGCGGTGGCGGAGAACTCGCCGAGATCGGTAAGCGCGGGAGTCTCGCCGGTGCTTGCCAAGAAGACCGTCGTCTGCGGCGTGGTGGCGTCGCCCGTCCCGATGCCGTAAGTGGCGCCGGCCGTGCCGGACGTGAGGTACGCTAGGGCACGGTAGCGGCCAGCGAGCGGAACCGTGACGACTTCCATCACGCAGGGCTCAGTGAACGGCCCGACGGTGTCTGAGAAGTAGAAGTCTCCGATGCTGCTGCCGGGCGGGCAGACGGCGCAGACGGCGTTGGCGAGCGCCGAGCCCGCGATGGTGATCGTAAGCGGCGCGGGCGCGTCGCCCTCGAGCGCTATCGCCACGGGGTCGCCGTCGTCGTCGGGGTCGCTCCAGCCGCACAGCGGGAACAGGGCTACCTTGGTGACGGTATCGGGGTCCAGCGTGATTGACACGGACTCATCCAGACTGCCGAACGGCCAGGTGCGCACGACGATCGTCTCTTCGTAGACGCCGCGCTTCTCGGTCAGGTCCTGGCGGCCGGGCAGGATGGCGTTGGACTTCACCATCTGGTAGTAGGTGACGGGCGATCCTGAGTAGTCCAGCGAGTCCTCGATGAAGTTCGGGTTCGGGTCGGCGGTCAGGACGGCGTTCAGGGCAGCGATCTTGGCGGCCATGTCGGCGACCACTAGCGCCTTGGTCGCGCCGGCGCCATAGATGCGGATCGGGATAGACCACTCGGAGATGGCGTTCTGCACGTTGGCGATCTGGTTGTCGACTAAGGCGAACGGATTTTGCCGGACGATCAGCTTTGGCTCGAGCTTACGGGTGATCGGGCCGTTGACCATGTAGCCGCTTCCGGGTGTGCCGAACTCTAGACTCCCTATCGTGAAGGCCATCAGTGACCTGCCCCGTGAGTCGTGGTGTACAGCTTTTCGCCAAGCGCCTGCGCGAGGGGTTCGGCCCACTGCTGCGCGATCTGGCGGTTGATGGTGCCGAAGACGTTCTGTACGACGATCTGCACTGTAGGTTTGCCGCCGGCGGCGCCAGCGACGCCCGCGGCCGCTCCGACGTCAGTGCCGGCGCCACCTGGCGTGACAGTGACAAGCTCCTTGCCCTTCTCGCCGACGCCGATGACGGTCGGCTTGCTGACGGTGAATGAACCGCCCTGGGCGTACCAGTGGAGGATGGAGAGTGGTTGTGCGGCGAACTCCATCGAGCGCTTGTAGAACTCGCCCGCATATCCGGCGGCACCCGGCGACGTGTACTTGGCAGCGTTTGCCGAGGCGTTGATCTGCGCCATCGTCTGGCCGCCCTTGAGCTGGCCGAACTTGGCCTCCTCGGGCTGGTTCTGAGCGACCGTCTGATTGAAGCCGGCGACCGAATCCTTGTACTGCTGCGCTGCCTGCTCAGCGGCTTGCCACGCCTTGACGATGGCGTAGATCGCGACGATGGCGGCCGCGATGGCGATCACGTAGAGGCCCAGGGTGACCATCTGCGCCTTGAGCGCTCCGGTCTGTGTCTCGGTGGCGACAGTCTCGCCTTCGGTGGCAGTGGTGGACGCTACGACACGGCCCTTGAAGATGGCTTGCAGCGCGTTGGTCCCCGTCATCGTCTCGTTGAGGATCTTGTACGCCTGCACCACTTTCATCAGGCCGACGAAGAACAGCAGCACGCCCGGGGCCGCCGCGACGAAGATCATGAACAGGCCCTTGAGTGGACCAAACATGTTGGCGATGTGCTGGAACAGTTCGAGCCCCCCGGCGAGCGCCTTAAGCATCGTCGTCAGAGGCGGGATCAGCTCAGTGCCGATCTGCACCGCGAGACCCTTGAACTCCATTCCAACGGCGCGTAGCATGGCGCCAAACTTAGCGGCTTGATCGAGCTGCGCCTGCGTGAAGATTAGGCCGAACTCCTTTGCCTTGGCGTTGATCTCGTCGAGCTGCGAGTTGCTGGCGGTCAGGTAGCGCAGCAGGCCCTGGTTGGCAGTAGCACCGCGGCCAAAAATCGTCTGTATGACGAACGTGCGCTCGATGCCCGCGTTCATCTGGGCAATCTTGCCCCGTATGAGGTCCAGAACTTGACCAGCGCTGTCGCCCTTCAGGTTGGCCATTTTCATGTTGAGATCGGCAAACGCCTGACCTTGTGCGCTGGTGGCCTTGGTGGTGCCATCGATCACGTTCTGCACGTTCTTGAGTGAGCGCCCGATGATGGAGCCCAGCTGGTCGCTGGACACTCCCATAGCTTGTGTCTGGGCGACGAACTCGCTGGCATACTTGGCGTTCATGCCGGTGAGCTTTTCGACTTGAATGACGGCTGCGGCCTGCTTGCCGGCGATGTCGACCGCAGCGCCTAGCGCCGCCGCGACCAGACCCACGCCGCCCGCCATGAGCAGCAGACCTTTGTGGCCGGCCGTTGCGGCGGCGGCCTGTTGGGCTGCGAGCTTGTCGCTGGCCGAGCCGAGTTTGTCGGTCGCGGCTTCGACTTCTTCGAGCGCAGCTATCGCAGATGCACTGTTCCCACTGATGACGAGCTGCAAGGCAGTGACAAGATCAGACATAGCACACCTTGCTTCTACTTGGCGACGGCGCTATACTGCGCTCATGGATGCGAAGATTTGCAGCGAGTGCGGGCGCGAGTTCCCGGCGGACTCTAAACACTTCGCTCCAGATAAGCGGAAGCGTGACGGGTTTGTGACTGATTGCCGAGAATGCCGACGGCAGAGTTACGCCCTCTACCGCGCTACGCATCGCGAGAAAGAGAAAGAGCGGCACGCGCTTTATCGTGCGAACCACCGCGAGGAGTTGCGCATCAAGGGACTCGCATATGACACCGCACACCGCGAGGAAAAGCGATCGCGCGGCCGGGATCACTACGCAAAGCACCACGAGGAAGAACTTGCCAAGCAGGCCGCCTATCGCAGAGATCGTCCCGAGGCGTTCCTGGCGGCTGCGGCGCGTTTCCGCGCGGCTCACCGCGAGCAGATGCGCGAGAAAGGGCGTGAGTACTACGCCGCCCACCGCGCAGAGGCGGCCGCCCGCCACCGCGAGTACGCCAAACTGCACCCCGACCGCATGTGTGTCATTCAACACAACCGCCGAGCCCGCCTCCTTGCTGCGCCCGGCACCCACACCGCTGCGGACATCACCGCCCAGTACGAGCGCCAACGCGGGCGCTGCTACTGGTGTGGCGCTGGGGTCTCGACCCGCAAGAAGCACGTCGACCACGTGATGCCGCTCGTGCTCGGCGGGTCCAACGGCCCCGAGAACCTGGTCATCGCGTGCCCGTCGTGCAATCACCGCAAACAGGCCAAGCACCCGATGGATTGGGCGGGTCGCCTCTGTTAACTTCCCAGACAACGCAATCTCCTAAAGTCCTGTGGCGTTCTGACGATGAATAGGGCAAGGTACAAGGGAACCAACTGGAGGAGCCATGAACAAGCGCATCAGCGTCGTGAGCATTCTCATCGTTACATGCATTGCCCTCGTGGTCGCCTTCGGCGCCGTGATGGTCTCACAGAACATGAAGAGCACCACGACGGCCCCCGCTCCGGCTGCAACGCCGGCCGCCGCCGCTTCTGTGACGGTCGACCCGACCGTTGCGACCATGGTCGCCGATCTCGACAACGCCCAGGCCGCCATCGACGCCGCCACCAGCGACGCCACGGGCGGCGATGTCAACGGCTGCACTAGTGAAGCCGCAGTCGCCAACACGTGCCTCTCGCAGGCCAGTGGGGTTGGCCAGACCGCGCAGCCGTCCGAACAACTGAGGCTCGCGGCCGCCTACGGCGTGGACGTCAGCAAGGAAGTTGTCGCGCTCGACAAGGGATGCGCGGCTGTACTCAGCGGCGACGGCCAAGCCGCGTCTGACGACGGCGCCACTGTTGGGGCGAACGGGGCCGCCGCCCAAGCCGACCGCGCCACGTACGAGGCATGCGTCGGGCAGTAACATCACTTCATCGCACCAGCGTAGTCTTGGAGCCGTAGCCGCATGGCTACGGCTTCCTTGTCGCGGTCGGAGATACGGTCGAGCGAGAGGCAGCCAGGCTTCTTCGTGACCGACACCTGCGGCTCGACGAAAGACTCGGCCACGAGCCACTCGATAGCGGTTTGCTGCTCGTCTGGCGTCCAGTCCTTCTTGTCGGCCTGATGCTTCTTGCCGATCGCCATGAGGTTGGCCGGGATCTTGCCCGTCGCTGCGAGCCACATGACGGGCGGCGCCGCGACGCGGACGTGTGCGCCGCTGGGCAGAGTCATATCCTCGCCGCCGTCGCTGTCGACGGGCCAGTCTTCGGCCGAAGTGTAGGTGGTCTCTTCTGGGTCAGGTGTCATTGATGCCTCCCGGGCTATCATTGAATCCCCTATCCTTGGGCCCGTGGGCCTCTGTAACGGCCGCTAGGCGCACGAGGCATCCTTGGTCGAGCAGGAACGCGAGAACCTTGTCCTGGACGCCCAGACGCCGTGAGGGTTGATCGTGCAGACGCTCGCAGACGGCCGCCAGCTCGGCGGCCTCGTCGGTTTCGATGAACTGCTCGAGAGCCCAGCGCGCGACGTAGTACAGGTCGCTGCCGCCGCACGCCAGGGCCTGGACCTCGTCCATGTCGGGGTGAGCCCACACGGCGTGGGCCAGTTCGAGCTTCGTTCCGCCACAAGCCAGTAGACGGGTGAGGTCCGCCGGCTCGAGCGGCGCGACGGCACCGCTCGGCAGCCGGACGTTCATCACGCGGAGTAGGTCGCGTATGCGGGCGTGTCGTTGACGAGCGTGACGGTGACGAGTCGGTCGGTCGTGACGTCGTAGCGGCTCTCCCACTCGTACTTCACTTCACGACGGCGCTCCGCCTTGATCGCCTGCTTGGTGTTCTTCGTCAGTTCGCAGCCGGGCATCTTGACCCACATCTTCGAGGGGTAGCTGGTCACGCCGATGTTCTGGCCGTGGAAGACCTCGATCTGCGCGGCGAACTGGGTGCCCGCGGCGAGCGCGGCCCAGTCTGCGTCGGCCACGGTCGCCTTGTCGATCTCGCCAGAGACGAATGGCAGCTCTCCGTTCTTGTACCAGAGGTCGGTGGGGAACAGCGAGCTGTGAACTGGGCTCCAAATGGCCTCGATCGGGCTATTGAACTTGAATGTGAACGCGCGGGTCAGCGCAGACGATCCGAGCCACGAGATCACCATGTTGCCCTGCCTGAACGGCAGATGCGTGTCGAGCACCGGAGTGACTTCGGTGGTCAGCGGTGAGGTCCCGATGCTGATCGGCTCGGTGACGAGCGCGAGCCCCGCGGCGTCACAGACCAGCGCGCCGTTCTCGAAGGCGAAGGCGAGGCTAGACAGGCCGGCGCCCTGGACGAGGCGGTGCTCCTGGTTGCCCGTGCAGGCGAGCGCCCGCGCGGTCTGCGGCTCGACGGCGAACTTGTAGGTGTAGATGTGCTGGTAGGCGCCGACTGGGATGGCGTTGCCGTCAGGGTCGAGCACCGTGGAGCCGTCGCCTTCCTGGCTTGTCCACGAACCCAGCATCCAGGCCAGCATGAAGCCCAGGTGCGATGGCCGCGGGTGGATCTTGGTGAGCTTGAAGTCGGGTTCGTACTTCGCCGCTCCCAGGTGGGGCATCGGCGCCAGGAAGCCACGGACGACGTTCTTCTCTTCGAGGACCGTCATCTTCTCGTCGTCGGTGATTTCCTCGACCGGCGGGTAGAAGACGTTGGACGAGACGGGGTTCGTGCCGCCCTCGTAGTTCGGCGCCTGCTCGAGCGCCATTTGCAGGTAGGGACCGACGGCCGTGGTCGGGCCAGTCGCCCCGCTGGGACCGGTGTCGCCGACGATCATGGTGCACTCTCCTCTTCGGGCTGGGCCTCCGGCTCGGCCGGCGGCTCTGGTTTGGGCGGACGTGTGCTTGGACCGTGCGCACCCTTGCGCGCGGCTTTTATGGCAGCCTCGGCCTCCGCGGAGGTGGCGAATGTGCCGAGTCCGACCACCTGATAGTGTTCCTGCGGTGGCATCGTGGCTCCTCTCATGACGTTGCCTTGACGGTGATGCTGAAGGTCTCCTCTGCCACGGTCGGCAGCGAGATCGGGTTCGTGTACTCGTAGGTGTTGGTGGTGAATCCCATGGGCAGGTCTTGGAGCAGGTCGCCGCTTGAGCGGTTGGTCATGCGCGGCTGGTTCCAGTCGGCGCCCTCGAAGATGGTGTGGCCGCACTGCAAGCATTCGGTGTCGGCGAACAGCTCGAAGATGGCGATCTCCCACAGCTCGAGGCGGGCAGTGATGTCGCCCCAGTCAGCTCCTTGCTCGAGCACGTCTATCACCCACGACCGTCCAAGCTCGTACTCATCCTGGTGGGGGCCGGCGATGCTGTGGCGCACGGTCTGTGTCTGGGCTGGCACCAGCATGAGGGCCGGGTAGGTGTCGATGTACTTCGGGTAGGTCATCCAGGTGAAGATCGACTCGCCGGCTGGCATCACGATCTCGGTCATGTTGCCGCGGTCTGCCGACCACGAGTTGACGCTCTCTATTTCCGAGGCGAGGTTCGCCTGTATGACGGCGAGCGCCTGCTGGAGTACGGTGACGACTCCGACGCGGGGTCCGGGCTGTACGTTGTAGCCCATCAGTCCACCGGGATCGGGGCGCCGGACGCCAGGTTGGCGTTGCCCTCGGTCAGCGGCGTGTTGTACATGCGGTTTCCGAGCCCGCTGTGGTGGTACTCCTCGCGCACGAAGTTGACCGCCGCGCGTTGCCACAGTAGCCCTTGCTCGGGTGTGAAGTTGAGGATCGGCCGAGCCGGCATCTTGTCGGTGCCGTCGTTGAAGTACGGGCCGTACTCAGCGGCCACGGCGTCGTCAGACTGGCCGAACTTGGCGGTGAACGGCGTGAACTCCTCGCTGTAGCCGGGGCCGCCTGTCATTGACTCCATCAGCGCTCCGGTCAGCCAGCCGATCGTGCGGCCGGGATAGTTCTTCGCCTTCCAAAGCTCGTATGCCGGCGCCGTCTCGCCGCCGTATGGCGCCCAGTGCTCGCCGCCGGCGTCCCCCTCAGTGGCGAACTGAGCCGCCATCTCCTGGCGGAACAGGCCGCCCAGCGTCAACCACAGCGGCGTGAAGTCGCTCAAGCCCTGGCCGAACCTGCTCAGCTCGAAGTGAAACTCCCTCAGCGGCGGATCGAAGTCGAAGCGCAGAGTCGCGGTTGGTTTCGTGCCGGTGGCCATTACCAGACCGTCCTGCGCCGCGCGAACGGCCTAGAGGAGTACTCGAAGCCCGAGATGGCGTCGTCGCGGGCAACGTCCGGCATGCCCAGGGTGCGCAGCTCGATGAGCTTCAGGAAGGCTTGGTACTTGCCCTCGTACTCAGCGGCCAGGCCCTTGGTACCGCCCGGTCCGGTGTCGGAGGGAAACTTGGTTCGTGCCCAGCGCGCCATCGTGCCGAAGATGCAGGCGGTGTTGAGGAAGCTCAGCGCGTAGTCGTTGTCGACGATCGGCAAGTCGAAGCCGCGCGCGCGCAGCACGCCGTTGATCTCATCGGCGACGTTGACGATCATGGCGTCGACGGCGGTCGTCGAGGGCGTGGTCGAGCCCGAGATGCTCTGCCCCGGCGGCAGGTAGTTCTCGATGTCGCCTATCGTGCACGGGTAGTCTGTCGCTGCCATGTCAGCCCCTTGTGGGGCGCCGACCAAGACGGCCGGCGCCCCTGTAGTGTCCCCTCAGAGCACGTTCGTGATCAGCGCCATCGCGCCCGTGCAGGTCACGTTCTCGTCCACGTAGTCGACGCACTGCACGACGTTGCTCATGCGGGGGTCGAAGACATAGGAGCGGGAAGCGAACCTGCCACCCATCGCCGTCCACACGAAGGTACGCAGCGGAGCCAGAATCTTGGCGCGCAGCGGACCGATGCGGTTGTCGATGTAGGCGACGAAGCAGGTCGTCGAGGGCCAGATGTACGACATGCTCGGAACGGCCCCGGAACCCGGAGTCGCCGTGTCGTAGACGGCCTTGGCGACGAGGATTTGCTCGACGTCGAACACGCGGCAGAGGGCATCGTTGGTGATGACGCCAGCGATACCGGCAGCCTCGGTGTACTTCACACGATCCTTGATGAACGTGTTGTTGAGCACTGCACGGTATACGGGGTAGCTCATAACGAGCGTGTTCGGCAGGTGCCCGATCAGGTTGAGGATGCCTTCCTTGGCGGTCTCCACGTCGTTGTAGGGGTCCTCGGTGTTGAGCGAGGACGCCATGGCGTTCCACTTGACGTTCGTGCCCGAGTTGGCAAAGGTCTTGCCAGCGTCGAACGCGGTGAAGCCGCCGTTAACGGCCTGGTACATGGTGCGGTACTCAGCGGCGAGCATGAGGCGGTCGACCGCGAGGGTGACGTTCTCCTGCTCGACGTCGAGGGCTGCGTCGGCGTTCTTCGGCAGCTCCCAACCCATTGAGACTTCCACACCGTAGCCCTTGCAGGTATAGGCGGACTCTGAGACGGCCCACTCAACCTGCGGGAACAGCGAACCCGGTGCGCGTGAGGTGTCCGAGAGCTGCAAGTGCTCGGTCTGGCCCACGTAGTACGCGTCGGACTTGTTGTCGACGTTGATCACCGGGGCGATCTGTGAAGCGATGAAGCTGTCAGCGTCCTGGGCATAGCCCTGGGCGAACTGACTGAGGGCCTCGTTCACGTGGAAGAGGCCGAGGTCCGATGAGATAGAAACAATAGCCATGACTACTCAGCCTCCTTTCAGGCGACTCTGGCGAGGACGACCTCGATATATGCCGTGCCGGATGACACAGCCTCGAGGGCGATGGCGTTGCAGGGACCAGTACTGCGAGTACCGGCGGTCGGCATGGGGATCATGCCGGCCGATCCTGCGACAAGCGGGTCGCCGACGTTGATAACGCCGGTGGCGCCGGTGGCGGAAGCGAGGACCTTGACGGCCGGGCCGAGAAGGATCACGTCGCAGATGTCGCCTGAGGCGCAGCCCTTGTCGACGATGCCGAGGCAGTACCCGCTTGAATACGCCGCGACGTGGCCGGCCGCTGCCAGTTGAACCGGCATCTTGGCCGACAACGCGGCGTCAGCGATGAAGCTCTTGCGAGCGACAAAGCTGGTGTGTTCTTGGGAAGCCATACTCTCACCCCCTTCTGGGGTGTTGAAGTGTCAGATCAACCCGTGGGGCCTGTTGAGCCCTGCGGGCCGGTTGGGCCAGTGCCTCCGGTTGGACCGGATGCGCCGGTCTTGCCGGTTGCGCCCTGGGCCCCGGTGGGACCGCCAGACGGACCGACAGCGCCGGTTGCGCCGGTGGTACCGGATGCTCCGGTTGCGCCGACCGCGCCGGTTGGGCCTACTGAGCCCTGCGCGCCAACGTCGCTGCTCAGCAACACGACCTCGATGAGGGCGGTTCCCGAGGGGACTTGACGCAGTGCGACGGCTACGTATGCGTCCGTCGCTCCGGCGAGGATGAGGTGTCCGCTCGCGTTGACCTTGAGCGGGCTGCCGATGTTGATTTCCGTGGCTCCGTCGACCATGGCCAGGACGGCCGGGGCGACGAGGAGCACGTCGACGTTGTCGCCCGAGACGCAGTCCTGGGCGGCGAAGCCGATCATGCGGTCAGATGCCCCGCAGAGGGCAACGTGACCGTCAGCAGCCAGCTTGACGGCTGTGTGCTGGACGAAGCTGGCGTCAGCGACGAATGAGCGCCGCGGCGCAAGCAGGTCGTGGTCTTGTGATGCCATGTGGGTCACCTACTTTCGAGCGTCAGACGTCCGAGCCCGTAGGACTCATGCCGCCGATGTGCTGCTCGGAGAGATAGGCGGCGTAGTCGGAGAAGAGCTGCGGATCGCTGATCTTCAGCGCGGCCCGAGCCTCGTCCTGGCCCTTGAGACCCTTGAGATGGTTGACGGACATGTACGTGGAGATGGCGTCGGCCATGGCCTTCGGAGGATCGGCGGTGACGCCGCCCTCTGCCATTTCCTTCTTGCCCTCGTGTCCAGCGTTGCCGTGCTCGGTCACGTCGACCAGCTTGACGGTCTTGCGAGCCTCGAGCGTGGCCTCGAACGCCTCGGGACTGGCCTCTGCCAGAGCCATGAGGGCGTCCTTCTCGGCCGGCAGGACGTGCGTGTCCTTGATGGCCTCGGCGAGCTTCGCCTCGGACTCGACCCTGCGGGTGGCCTTCTCGGCTTCGGCGGTCTTCGCCTCGGCCGCCTCTGCGCGGTCGATCAGCTTGACTACCTCGGCCAGGATGACCTCGTCGGTCGCGTCCTCGGTCAGGTTGAGCTTCTTCAGTGTGTCGGTGTTCATGTGATCAGCTCCTTTCGGGGCAATCGGCCCATCGTCTTCGTGGCTTGCGTCGTGCGTGCCCTTCACCGGCCTGACTCCCGGTGAATCGGGCTCCAAACGACCCGCGCCACGAGTAGCGGGGTCGGTGCTTTCTGATGTCTTGAGGCCGTCGCAGAAGTCCTGGACGTCCTTACAGAGCTTGGCGATGCCGGCGTGGATCGCGGTGTTGCCCTTCTGGCCCTTGAGCGCCAGCTTGGCGTGCGCCGGCAGCGCGTTGACCATGGCCAGCAATCCGTCCCAGGGGGTGGCGTCGCTGGGCTTCTGGTCGTCGTCATCATCCTCGGGGTTGCCCTCGAGGGAGTACTCGGACAGGGTGGCCACCACGGCCATCGTCTGCGCCGCCTTGGCGTCCTTGACGGCGGGCATGATGGAGAGCACCGGGGTGTTGCACAGCGTGAGGCTGCGCAGCACGTTGGGGACCTCGGCGCCAGACTGATTCATCACGACCATGCCGATCTCGACACTGCCGTATTTGTACTCATCGTCGGAGAGAAGCTGAGCACCGAGCGCGGTCCACTTCACGTCGGCCCACAGTGCCATGCCGGTGACGTCGCCCTCCTCGTAGGAGGCGAGGTAGACGCGCTTCACCCAGCCGGCGGCCGGCGCCGAGACATCGTGGCGCCCGCTTGAGTCGACGACCGGCTCGCGGCCAAGGATTCCGGCCTCGAAGTTGGCGATCAGCTCGTTGGCCAGATCCTCGGTGAACTCCAGGTCGGGATACTTCGCCGAGTGGAAGGTGCCGATCGGGAAGACCATCATCGGCGTGGTGTCGCCAGCGGCGATGTGCTCGCCGAGGTGCAGGCGGTAGAGGTCCTGGATGTTCGTCTCAGTCAAGCCCTCGGGCGGTACCTTGCCGCCACCAATTGCGATGGCCTGCTTGATTGCCTGCTTCTTGGCTACCTTCTCGCTGGCGTCATCGGAGTAGGTATAGCAATGACCAGAGTCGCCGTACTTCCACCCCTTCTTGCCTTCTAGCGTGCACTGCATGAGTGGCATCTCAAACTCCTTGCGTCTCGGCGATGTCGGGTTGCTCAATCTCGTAGATGACCAGGCAGCGACACTGCTCGCCGCCCTCGCAGTCGGGGTTTGGCGTCCAGTCGGCGGCCTCGTCGAGGTCGGTCGTCTCGTCGCCGTCCTGGCCCTCGCAGGTGTCGCAGGTGTTGCGATCCATGACGGCGCTGTAGGTTGCGCTGGCAATCTCGGCGGCGTCGGCCGCAGCTTGGTCTGTGCGGCCGTCGCCCATCAGGCGGGTCACGGTCGCGCCTTGCAGAAGCGCCGCGGAGTCGGAGGCGACCATGATGGCCGACTCGAACAGCTCATCATTGACGGCAGCCGAGGCACTACGAAGCGCGGTCCTGGCGGCGGCGGCCTGCGCGGCTGCAGAGATGGCGCGCGCGGCGACCTCCGCTTCCTGGGCGATGCGATCGCCTATGCCGCCAGCGCCGGCCGACGTCGGCGTAGGCACGTCGGCCAGTTGCGCGGAGCCACCGCCCTGACGAGATTCGATAATCTCCTGGGCCACGGCCTCGCCCTTGCGCTGGCGGTCAAGTTCGTCGGCTACCTGCTTTCGACCGGCGTTGTAGTGCGCCGTCAGGGTCTGGGCGATCTGCTTGGTGAGCGCGTCGACCATCGGCGGCCGGGAGGCGACGAAGGACGCCACGCGTCCTTTATCCGCCGCGGCGCGCGCTCGCTTTGCAAGCTCCGTCGCCTGAGCTTCGCGGGTGGTTGCAGTGGCCGCCTTGATGGCGTCCTTCTGGCCCGCCATGGTGGCGCTGATTTCGTCTAGGTCGCAGAACGACTCGAGGCGCGCGAGCTTGGCGGTCGGCGCCTGGCGGAACTCAGCCAGCTTGCGACCCAGCTTCTCGCCGCACTTCTCACAGACCGTGGCGTCCGCGTCGTTCTTGGCGCCGCAGGCGATACAGGTCTTGGTCTCGGCTAGCTCTGCCGCCTTGGCGATCACCGGCGGTCGCTGGCCCGGCAGCATCGGCGCCGCGATCGGCGAGGCGGGCTTGGAGATGTCGGCCTTCGTCTCGGGCGACACGCCCTGAACCGCGGCGGCTGTCTGCTGCGCCACCGTCTGCCCCGGCCCCGGCTGCGGCAGCGGCGGGGGCACGCTCGGCAGGTTGTTGGTCGCGTTCAGCGCCGCGTCCTGCTTAGCCTTCATCTGCTCGAGGTATGCGTCCTGAGAATCAACGGCGTCGGGGTCAAGCTCGGGTAGTTGCAGAAGGTGCCTGATCTCCTCGATGGTGATCGGGTCGTCGAACGTGATTCCGGCCTGTGCCAGGTTGTTGATGCCCTGACCGAAGACCAGCGGGTCGACCTTGCCAAGGCGGCCGAACTGCAAGCGCGGCATGAGGTCGGTGTCCTCGCCGTAGTTGTAGCTCACGAACTGGTAGATGAGGCCGTCCTTCTGGTTGAAGACGTCCTCGATCTGGTTGGCTTCCGACTCGCAGGACTCCTCTAGCATGTCGCCCATCGTCATCCCCAAGGCTCTCGATCCCGTGGCGGTCTTGCCGAGGTCGAGCACCTGAGCGAGCAGCACGTTGCTCATCTGCGTGTCGTAGTATTCGATTGCCCGGACGATGTCGGCGGGCCTCGCCTGGGAAGGCACAAGCTCGAACTCGACGTCCGGAGGCAGGCGCAGTCCCATCGTCTCGCCCATGCGCCACTTCGACATGATCTCGTCGATCTTGGCTTGCAACTTCTTGCTGGAAGCGACCGAGGCGCCTTCCTTGAAGACCGGAACGCCGCCCATGCGCTCGAGCAGGATGAGCAGCAGGACTTCGAGGCGTTCCTTGTTGTACCAGGGCTTGTGCATCGGCCGCAGGACGGAGCGCCCGCGCCAGTTCTCGCCCTCGCGCTGGTTGACGAACCACATCAGCTTCTCGCCGGGGATCGTCAGCCAGTGGCCGAAGACGCTCTGCTCGACGCGATCGACGCGTCCGTTGGCGCCCCACACCCACCAGATGGTGCCCGGCGGGCGGTAGGCGAGACGATCGATGCCGACCTTGCCGTCGTCGGTGTTCCAGATGATCTCGAAGGGGACGAAGCCGTAGTCGCGATACCTGAGGATTTCAGCGAGGGTCGAGCGCCAGGAGTACGCCATTTTGTTGAACAGGGCGTCCTCGACGGCGTCGCGGACCTCGTTACACTTGGGGTTCTTGGGGTCGGCCGAGACGATCGACACGTCGGCTTTCAGGAGAGGGAGGTCGGTGGCGTAGCGCAGGCCGGCAACCTTCGGGTCGGAGAGCCGCATCCTGTCATATATCGGGTAGGCCCGCATGCCCTGGAGGTCGTGGAGATACTCGAGGTCGCGGATGCGGCGGGCGGTGCCGGGCGAAACGTACCCCCAGTATCCCATGCCGGTGTCGCCCATCTCCTGCGTGTTGGCGGTGGCGGGTACCTCGGCTAGGCCGAAGGGATGCGCTAGACGGTCAAGGAAGCTCACGGCTCCTCCAGGTCGTCGGGTAGGATCGTGCCCACGCTGAAGTCGCCGACGAGGGTCTCAGACGGCAACACGGTTTCTAGGGGGATGGTCAGGCAGCGATCGCCCAGCTCGAAGTCCGGCGCGGTGTAGGCGCGCGCCGGCTCATCGGGCAGGAACTCGGTCTCGAGCGACGCGTCGAAGAAGTCTGGCAGCATGCCGCCGTACTGGTCGAGGTCGCTCATGGTTGCGCCGGGGAGGCGCTGGTAGTAAGATGCAACGTGCGAGGTCTCCTTCGCGCTAGTCGGGGATCCCGTGCTGTACCGTCAAACGGCCCAGCGGTCCCGTCGGCCGCTGGGCCTTACACTTCTTCCACTAAAGGCGCAGATGTGTTGCAGGGTCTGGGCCAGTACCACCCGCCGGAGCCCTGAAAACGCGCCACAGGGCCTTACGTGTGCCCCCACGGCAGTGTGCGATTCTACTGCGACAGTTTGCTGAGACCAAAACAACGCAGCTATCCCGCACACGGTGGAATCGGGCGATCTCTGGAATGAGCGCCGGCCCCCACCTGCCAACGCATACACGGGCTCCCATTCGGACGAGCAATCAGCCAACGACACGATCGCAACCGCATCGCCCCCGTGTTCCCACTTGTCGGAGCGGTCTCCCCCGCACGTAGGCGGGTTACTGCCTCGTCAGGCTATGACCGTGCGCTCTCCGACATCTGCGGTACTAATCGGGAATTGAACTTCCGATCTGCACCCCTACCATTCTCGGCCCCACATCCCCTGGGAAGGCCCCGGCTGCGCCTCCATCGGCTCCCAATCCTCGGGCGCCGCCGGACGCATGTTCACTGCCCAATATCGCAGCGCGTCGAGCACGTGCTGGTACTGGCTCGACTCCGCCTGGTCGTAGAGGTCGGGCTTGTGCGGGTCGGGCGTCACCGTAGTGATGGCCTCTAGTGTCCAGGGGCACTTCTTGCTGATCAGCAGCGGCAGGTCGGGGTCGGCGATCAGATCGAACAACTTCACGCAGCCGTCGCGGATGCCCGAGGGCTGGCCGACGGGATTGAGGCCGGCGCGCTGGAAGACCTCGAACTGCGACTCGCCGGTCTGCGCTTCGGCTGCACGGCCGGCCGGGTCGCAGTAGGTGATCGCGGGCGCCGTGAGCACGCCCAGCCCGCAGTCAATGCTGTGGATGTGCTCGACGAACTCCTGGGTCGTCATGGCGGCGCTCGCGGCGCGCGCGGCCGGCGCGAACTCAGCGACGACGATCGGCTGGCCGGCGGGCGATGTCTGCACCCAGAGACAGGCTGGGTGGCGACGGCCGAAGTCGACCGCGCGGCAGGTAGACCAGCTCGGCGTCGCGCCCTGCTCTGTCTCGTTGCGGTCTGACCAGCGCTCGAAGTACACCCCGGCCGGCGCCGCGAAAGCGTCGCGCGGCGAGGACGCGTGCTCGCGGTTGGCCAGGCGCGGCTCGGGCGACTCAGTAACGTTGAGGCGGTACCAGTCGGCGTCGCGGCCCGGGTGAGACGACCACGGGTAGAAGATCGTCGTCCAGCGACCCTTGCCCTGCTCGGAGTCGCTCCATATCCGGTGCGCATGGTCGCCCGGACCGTTGCCGGTCGTCACGGCGTAGAGCCGCTGCGAGGCCGAGTCCAGCGATGTGAGCATGTCTTCGGGCCACTCCCAGAAGGCGAACTCGTCGGCCAGCGAGGAGTACGCCGCCTTGCCGCGGCCGTACCTCTTGGTCGCCTTGCCGGCCTCGTAGCGCGATCCGTTGGCGAAGGCGATCTGCTCGGTGTTGTCGACGAGCTTCGCGGGGCGCCACTCCTCGGGGATCGAGCCGTGCAGGATGCGCAGGCGGTGCAGGGCGTCGACGGCGTCCGCGCCACTCTGCGAGGCTACCAGGAACAGGCGGTTGCCCCAGAATGTTCCCTGGTAGAGCATGTGCGCCAGGACCGTCCAGGTTATGCCGAGCTGGCGGGCCTTGAGCGCGAATACTCGGTCGAGCGACGCCAGCCGTGCCACGAACTCGATCTGGAATGGCCACAGCGCGAAGGGGATCAGTCCTCCGGAAACCTTGTCCTCGATACGCAGCGCGTCGATGAACGCGATCTCGTCGGGCCGGTCGCGCTCGGCCTGGGCGGCGATGACCTCTCGGGCGTGCAGCAGCATCGCGGCGCGCTTGCGCTCTGTGGCGGTGCTAGTCACGGGTCACGAACGAGAATCCGACCAGCGCAATCAGCGCCAGCACGCAGATCAGGAAGGCGATCATTTCACCATGTCCACGACGACGATCAGGGCATAGCCAACCGGGTAGTTGGAGTCCATGAGCGTCTTGGCTTCGACCTTGCTCCACATCTTCATGCCGTAGTCGGCTACCTCCCGAGCCTTGGTGGGCTGACAGTGGTCGAGGAAGGCGTGCGGTCCGTAGCCGCGGATGTGGGTCGGATCGGACCAGTGATAGCCGCCGGTCGGGTCGGTTGTCTCGAGGTGGATCGTGCCGCCCGGCTTGAGCACGCGCCAGCACTCATTGAGGAAGTGCACGCCATCTTGGAGATGCTCGATGATGTGCATGGCCAGCAGCTCGTCGAACGAGCCGTCATAGAACGGCCAGTCCTCGTTCAGGTCGCACGACACGTCGGCGCTCTCAATGATGTCCACGTTGACGTAGCCATCGAGGTTCGTCTTGCCGCAGCCGATGTTCAACTTCAAGATCGGCCTCCGAATCGTATCAGCCAGACCAGCACGATGAGCGCCATGATGACGCCTATGCAGACCATGGCGACGGAGAGGATGTCGAGCGCGACCCTCATGGCCGGCGCACGGCGCTGTAGATGATCCACAGCCAGATCGCCAGGCAGACGAACATGACCGTCTCGAAGAACGCGATCATGCCGGCCCTCGCTGTCCGCTGCGCACGACCGTCAGCTTCGACGCCGCCTTGGCGTTGCGCGCGTCCCGCTCGTGGCGCTCGTGGCATCCTTTGCAGCAGGGCACCTTGTAGGGCACGGGTTCGATGCCGTTTGAGGTCATCGCCAGCGCGGGGATCTCCGTGACGTAGCCGATGCCGTACATCGCGCTGTGGCAGTAGTGGCAGTGCGTGTGCGGCGGGCCGGAGATGAGCTCGGTGGGCTCGCGCCCGTCCTGGGTCGGATCGCTCATCTGGACGCTCGGCGGATGGATGCGAGGCGGTATTGCTCCCCGAGCGCAGCGATGGCCCTGTCTGCGAGCAGTACGGCGTTGATCATCTCGCATCCATCGATCGTGTCTCCGGCGTAGCAGCCACGCCAGTTGTCGCGCCATGCGTGCCAGTAACGCAGGTCCGCGGGCTGTGACCCTAGGTACCCTCGGTAGGGCAGAGAGCTGGGCTCGTCTGGCCCGTAGAGCGCCTCAACCACCGCAACTCTACTACGTTCATATGACATGAGCGCCCTCTCGATCATCTTACGAACGTCGTCGAATGTTGGACACTCCTGAGCGCTCATTCCTCGCCTCTCTTGGTTTCCTCGATAAACGCTACAAACTGGCGCGCGGCGTCCACGATCTCGCTCGCAGTGCCAAACTTGTTGCGGACCAGAAAAGCCAAGGCGCGCTCGCGCAAAGATGCGTCTTCTCCCGCCAGTGCATGATCTATGATCTTGTGCACCTCTTCGAATGTTGGATGACCCTGGTCGCTCATGCCTCGCCTCTCTTGTTGCGCTCGTTCATGGCCTGGTACGCATACGCCGCGCCACGTGCCGCCAGGTGCGCGGCCCAGGCGGGCGGCGACGATCCGTTGGTGGCGTCGAGGTCGCCGTGGCAGCGCATGCAGCACGGCACCCACTTGTCTGAGTCCCAGAAGTCCTTGCGCCCGCCCATGCCGCGGTGGTGCGGGAAGTGTGCCGGCACCGACTGGCCCTCGACGCCGCAGACGCAACAGGGCAGGGTGGCGGCCAGGCGCGATGCTTGGGCGTGCGTCATGACTTCAGCTCGAACGACTGGAACAGCAGCATGCCCACGATGGTGATCTGGTGGTGCTCAAGCTCGAGGTTGGCGATCGTGTTGGCGGCTTCCAGCATCTCGTGCTCCAGTGTCTCGAGCGCGGCCTCCTCGCAGAGCCGCGGGCTGATGTGAATGGAGTGCGTCTGGTAGTCGCAGTAGCCGTCTGAGGACTCAGTCAGCGGGTCCTCCTCGACGATGACGTCGAACCAGTGTCCGAAGATCGGCACGCGCGCCGGCAGGTTCACTCTGTGCCCTCCTCGATGATCTTCTGTAGCTCTTCCTCTATCTCGTCTCCGCTCAACAGCTTAGCGATTTGCTCGCGCACCGTCAAGTGCTCGACGCGCTGTACGTCGCGCCACTTCGCCGGGCGCCGGTTCTTGAGCCAGAAGATCTGAGCGGTGACGTTGCCGCCGATCGCCGATCCGAACAGCGAGTCCTCAACCCGGGCGTCGGCGAGGTCGCGGCCGTCGTTTAGGGACTCGGAGAGGTCGGCGTGTTCAACGCACCAGCGGCCTAGCGTGCTGGCGCTCACGTGCAGCTCGTCAGCGATCTGTGACGCGGTCAAGCCGTTGCGAGCCATCCACTTGACCAGGACGGGGAAGAAGCTGCGGTACTTGCTGTGAGCTGGCACCTTTAGGGTCGCCTACTTCGCGGCGTTAGGCTGGCCCGCTTGCGGGCAATCCAGGCGTCCAGCCCTTCTTCTGCCTCGTCGAATGTCTCGTCCTCGCTCGGACCACGAATCACGACGTGGGTGCGCCGATAGTCGGGGTCGCCACTGGGCGGCAGGCTGGGCTGCACTCGTATTTTGCGGAACGGCGCCGTCTCTGGATCGCTGCTGGTCACGTCGTGCCCTTCTCGTGGTAGTACCTTCCACTATGTGCGCGTTTCTGTTGCGCCAGCTTCGTCAGGGATCGTCTCCAGCGCCGCCAGACGGTGACGCGACTGCACCCTAGAAGCTCCGCGGCGTGAATGCACGACAGCCCCTCGCAGCGAAGCATGACGACCTCGGCTTCCTCGGTGGTGAGGGCGGAGAGGTCGAGGTTTGGGAAGCGCTCGCAGGGGTCGCTCACAGCAACATGTCCACTAGGCCGGCATCCCGCAGGTCCTCAACTCGCCGCACGACCAGGTACTCTCCGCCGTGGCTCAGGATCGTGTCGCAGAAGTGCTTCTGGTGGTCTGACAACTTGCCGGTCGGTGTCTTGATCTCGATGAACACCAGCCGGCCGCCGCGTAGCGCCTCGAGGTCGGAGCGGCCTGGGACGGACCCCAAGCCCTGCTGGTTGCGCATGACGTACCACCCAGAGAGGCAGAGCGCCTGGCGGACGGCGCTCAGGATATACGATTCGGGCTGCCTGGTCATCCGCCACCCGTGCGGTAGAAGATGAGCCCAATGACAGCCCCGCAGACGGCGCCGACGACCATGGGTAGGAAGATGAGGATGAGGAGAGTCATCACTTCTCCCCTTCCGTGCGGCGGGCGAGGTATTCGTCCACAGTAGCCCGCATGTGGCTAGGAAGGTACGAAGCGACCTCCGTGAGCAACACCGTCAGTCTTTCGACGCGGGCCTTCTCGGCGGCGAGTTCGAACCGCACGTCGTCCAGCTCGAAGCACGGGGATGCTGCCGTCGGGGCGCAGAAGATACACGTTGGGGCTCGCGGCGTCTCCCCTTCCGTTCGGCGGCCAAAGCAATCCGCGAAGACATCCGCGCAACCGAAGCCGTCGCCACTGCCCAAGATTGTCGCCAAGAACTGCGCGTCCACGGCTCCCGACATTACGGCGTCTCCGTCCAGAACAAGTTCCAAGTCGCCGCCCTGCTCTCGGAGGAGCGCCGACGACTCCTCGGCGAGCAACTCAGACTCCCTCGCCTCGACGGAAAGCAGAGACACCTCGGTTGCGAAGTCGCCAGCGGGCAAGTCGACAAAGGATTCCTTGACGCTGCGTAGGCGCGCGAGGTCCCCTTGCACCTCCACAAGGGAACGGGGTTCTTCGGACTCTCTGTAGACTTTGGGGCATCGAGCCACCACGCAGTCGTAGCTTCGGCAGCCGATGTGCGCTCGGTAGCGTTCGCGCCACATGGCCCTTTTCGCGGCATCCGCCTCACGCCAGTAGTGCGGGTCGCCCTCGCAGACAGGGCAGTCACGACGCGGCGGCGATGAGTTGCAGAGCGGGCAGAAGCCGTAGCGGAGCCGCCACCAGCCGATGACGCGTTTCACTTCTCCCCTTCCGTGCGGCGGGCGAGACCCCACGCGACTCGCAGCATCGCCTCCGCCTTCTCGGCGCGTCGCTGCATCTGGTGCTCGATAAGATTCACATGTATCTCGACAACCGCCTCCGCCTTCTCGAGGCGGGCCTGCAGTTCGTCGGCGCGGGCCTCAGCTTCATCTGCCCTTTCGGCTACATCGAACACCGCGACGGCAAGCTGGCACACTACACAAGGTTCGTTCTCGTCGTTGGCGTAGAAATGATGCTTGTGACGGTCTAATTCTTCCTCAAGTTTGTCAATGCGCTCGAAAGCCGCAGCGCAACCCGCTCGTAGGAACAACTCGAACTCAGAGTCGTGGCCGCCGTTGGGGAACGGCACGCCGCAGTCGCCAACAATTCGGTCAGCGACGTTGATGCTCAAGAGCCGGTCAAACTCCTTATCTGAAATCATCACTTTCATCTCCGGTTCAGTCGGTCGTTGCGCCGAATTTGTGGTCAGGTCGCCGGTGGGCAACGGACCGCAGACCTTGCAGTCGTGATAGCAGGCAGCCATGCAGTCGAACATGCATACGTCGCGCCCCATCACTTCTCTCCTCCCGTGCGGCGCTCTAAGATGCTCAACGCGAGCAGAATCATGTTCGCGGCATCGCGAAGGTCGCGTCGTAACGCGTCGTCTGGTTCCCAGTGGCCCAACGCCATGAGCCGTGCGCGGCCAAGGTTCGTGGCAGCACGCCGCAGGAACCCAGGCAGATCAACCTCGCCGCACTTGCCCATCGGCCGCCACTCGATGTGGTCGTCGAACTCGGCGGCGCGGTGCTTGCAGCCCACTAAGGCTGCGTCCAGTTCCTTGTCTATGCTAGGCATCTATCTCCCCTTCCGTGCGGCGGGCGTCCGGCTTGTCGCAGCCGGTATCAAGCCACTCCGAACAATCCGTGCGGCGGGTGAGATCGACCAGCCATTCCTCAAACTGGTCGGAGTCGCCACCGAGTTGACTCCACGCCTCTCGCAACAGCCTCTCGGCGCGGGCCTTCTCGGCGGCGAGTTGCCGGGACATCGGACCCTCGACCAGGTGACTGTAAGTGTGAAGTTGCGCGGTTAGGTTCACAACTGCTGCCCGAAGCTCGTGAACACGCTCGTAGACGCGCATTGCGTCTTCGGAAGTCGAGCAGACTGGCGACAGCCATTTCTCTCGCTCGGCCTGCGGGGTAGCGTCGCTCAGTTCGGGCAACAGCACGAGTAGCTCGCCCCGCCAATGCCCAGCAACGAAACGCGGTCCCACAATATCGTCGCTGCAGTCCCACATAACAGGCTGTTCGCGGTCATCCTTGTCGTCGCTCATCACTTCTCCCCTTCCGTGCGGCGGGCGACGGCGGCCAGAGTCTCGCGTCCCCAGAAGGGCCCTGGCGGCCTCACAGACCGCTTCTTTGGGAATCATCAGGCGCCCTCCTAGTTGTCGAAGGTGAAGAGGCTTTCTGGCTGCATCCTCTCGGGCTTCGCGCCCGTCAGCCACCAGTCGTACATCTCGTCACCGTTCCTGAAGCCCGGACCCTCGCGCAGGCCGTCCACCTTCGCCCGGTCGAACGCGCGACAGATCGCG